GTCAATGACCATCCTCAGTCGCCCCATTTCAGGGGCTACTCCCTTTCGGGCAGTGACGAAATAATGTCACAAACTAGTGGCAAAATACTCCACTAGATAGAGTGTAAATCGACAGCTTTACATACCCATTACTGCCACGGATACTATCCATGTCAGTAGGTGATTGCTGACCACTCCTTACATAAACTGAGTAAGAAGGGAGAACGCAATCGCCGCGCATCATACCTCTGAAAGAACGAGGCTTGAGTGCGTATGAGTCAAAAAAGCCCCCAGACCATCCATCACGGATGATCTTGCGGTTCCGACGCAACGTATAACTGCCAATTAAATGGCCGTCACCGTAACCGTCGGGACCATATAACTTCTCATAACGTATAAAAGGTAATACGGATGCGGCTAGCTCGCGCTCGCCGTGACGCATAAACCAGTTATGACAAGCATATAGGGTGCGATCGCTTACCAGAGTCTTTTGGTAATACGGTCGAATGTCGAAACCGAGAAAGTAATCTGCACCGCAGCTTTCACGGAATGGGCCAGCAATATAAGACTTTTCGAGATTAACTGAGAAGCCACATAAAGCTAGTACAGCCGTGAGTAATGAAGAGCCGCGTTTGGGAATGATAATATCATCTCCATAAACAGATATATCTTTCGTAGACAGATGGAGGGCCCTACACACACCGTATGTCAAAGCGTAGAATATGAGTGATTCGAGTTCGAAAGTGAACCCGTTACCCATAGAACTAAACTTTTCCATAACGCTGTATGTGAGGCGACCGTCCGCATCGCAATCGAGCTTACAACACAATGATCCAGGTATTTCAAATTCCTGACATTGCGGTAAATCTACGACATCGGTGCGCAACTTATCCAATTCTTCAGCCCATTCAAATGGGAGAAGAGCCCAAACCAGCTCAGTGGAAAGCGTGTCAGAGGCATTACTCAGATCTATAGTCGCAAGACTATCGTCCTGAGAGCCCTTACACGCTAACCGTTGATTTCTGGTCTGGTCAGATAAGTCGAGTCCAGAACGCAATAGCCGACCGCGTATATATTTGCCTATTCCCTTTTGAAAGAAACTATTCAAAAGAGGTTCGACAACGATTCCGCGATAAGTTTTTGCATTCTTCGGAACAAAGCTTAGTTTACCGTGAGCAGTGCCAACAGGTACCACATAGGATTCATCATCCTCCGTGATACTATGGCACTGAACCCAAGCGGGGGCTTCCGAAAGAAAGTCACCGACATAAGGGCTAAACTTTGTACTACACTCTAATCCGACTGACAGTTTCCCTCTAGGGAAAGCGCGGTCGGCTTTAACGTTGGTGTTTGCACCTGGTCCGAACGACGGCTCCAGAATTTCTGGAGAAGGATAATCGCCGAGTATACACGCAATTTTTTGTTGAGCGTAGTGAAGAACTACGTCAACGAGAGGAAGGGAGTTGAAAGTACCCTTCGATCTCATACGTGTAATACGACGATTTGCCCATAAACAGTCATCTTCGGATTTAAAGAAGGCTTCAAGGCACACTACATCACGTTGGATACCGAGGTCTATATCAAGTTTCTGATAAAAACCTAGTATTTGCCGTGCATATAACGCATCTTGGAGCTCAATCGTGCTATAGTCGATACTTTGACTAATCAGTTGACGAATGTCGCCTGCTCTTACAAGATTAATCATCTTGTCACAGCAAGGACCCTTGCCAATTGAAGCACAAACTTCTGACAGGTGTTCCAGTATTTCTAGAGACTCCTGGATGTTACGTTCCTTAATCCAATTCATGGCAACTCCTTTATTGGTTGCGACTGGCGAATACCAGTCAAGGTTGAACTAAAATTAATTAGTTCGGGGGCGTAACAGATACAAAGGTCGCGACCAACGGCAGAACGCT